CCGCAAGCTGAAATGTCTGTTATGATGCCAATTTTAACAGGTATGCTCGGTTTGGCTGGCATGAGGTCATTCGAGAAAGTTAAAAAGGTTAGTAAATAATGGAGCAAACAATAATTCAAAACGAGTGCATCACTGAATGTGGTGACGAAGATCGAGTTGCCTTAGAATTTAATGAGGAAACAGGCTTAGTTAAGAATATTACTATTGAAGATGATGGTTCTGGAAGTATGGGAGATGTTCAGGCTGGTATTGAGTTTATCTATCACATGAGGGAACATTTATTAGATATAGGTGTAGCAACTATTTACGGACTTGTAGTGTTTGCTACCGTGCTGTGGCTTAAAAAGAAGTTCTCTACTTAATGTGGGTGCTGGTTTGGATGCAGTTAATATCGGGGCAACCCGTCGATTACTTTCAGTTAGCTGTTTACGAAAACGGCGCAGAATGCGAAAAGAATAGAAAACGTGCAGAGATTATGGTAACACACAATGGAATTGCTGTAGCCTGCTTAAACGTAAGGACAGAGAAATGACATTTAAACTATCGACACGTAGCCTAGATAGGCTCATTGGAGTAGACGAACGCCTAGCCACTGTCGTTAAAGGCGCTATTCATAGAAGTAAAATAGATTTTGGTGTGATTTGCGGCATGAGAACAATGGATGAGCAACGCGCTCTTGTTGAGAAAGGTGCTTCGCAAACCATGAAATCAAAACATCTCCAAGGGCATGCCGTAGATTTAATGGCATATATCGGCTCCAGAGCCTCTTGGGAACTAAATTTATACGATGATATAGCTGACGCTGTGGCAGAATCTGCGCGTGAGGCCGACGTGCCAATCAGGTGGGGTGCAGCATGGACTGTGCCAAATATTGCCTACTTTAACGGAACGATGGAAGATGCTATGAATGGCTACATCGACACACGTAGGACACAAGGCCGTCGTCCTTTCATAGATGGTCCACATTTTGAACTAATGGTGTAACATGCCCCTAAAGAAACTTTTGCTAAAACCCGGAGTAAATCGTGAAAACACTAGGTATACTAGCGAAGGTGGTTGGTATGAGTCTGACAACATTAGGTTTAGACAAGGAACACCTGAAAAACTTGGTGGTTGGACACGTATATCAGAAGCTAGTTATCTAGGACTTGCACGTTCGCTCCTTAACTGGATCACGTTAACCAGCCAAAACCTAGTTGGTGTTGGTACACATCTAAAGTTTTACATAGAAAATGGTGGTGGGTATAACGACATAACTCCACTACGTGCCACAACAAGTGCAGGAGATGTTACGTTTAGTGCAGTATCCTCAACCCTAGATGGCGCTATAAACGCTTCTATCACGACTATAACACTCGCTGACACTTCTGGGTTCCCCGCAGCAGGTAAGATTATAATTGAAAGCGAAGTCATAGACTATTCAGCTATTAGTAGTAATACGTTAACAGGATGTACAAGAGGTGCATCTTCACTTGTATCAGGCACGTCTACATCAACTACAGCAGCGATTCACAGCGATACTACAGCCGTGGGTTGTTTTAGTGTTACAGTAGCAGATAACAGCCACGGTGCGAGTACAGGTGATTTTGTCACTTACAGTGGAGCCGCGTCTCTTGGTGGTAATATTATTGCCAGTATGTTGAACCAAGAGTATCAAATTGAAAATGTTATAGATGCAAACAATTACGTTATTATAGCTAAGAGTTTTAGTACAGATGGTATAACGAGTGCAATTTACACAAATATTGCTTCTAATAGCTCGGACTCAGGAAACGGTGGTGGGTCTGTAGTTGGCGCTTACCAAATAAACTCAGGAGCTTCTTCGGCTAATCCTCTCGTAGGTTGGGGTGCTGCTGGTTGGGGCGCAGGAGCGTATGGACAAGGTGAAGCTGATACAGAAGCGTTACGCGTATGGTCACAACAGAATTTTGGGGAAGATTTAATATTTGCACACCGTAACGGGGCCATATTCTATTGGGATGCGTCTGACGCTGGGGGTAACCTCAATACGCGTGCTGTAGGACTAACTACGCTAAGTGGCGCGTCAAACGTGCCAACTGTTACAAACAACCTTCTTGTGTCGGATATTAACAGGTTTGTGTTTTGTTTTGGAACTAACTCGCTAGGCAGTTCTGCTAAAGACCCTATGCTTATCCGATGGTCTGACCAAGAAGATGCTACAAACTGGACCCCTGCAGCTACCAATCAAGCAGGAAGTCTTCGCCTATCTCGTGGTACTGAAATCGTTGCTGCACAACAGTCACGTCAAGAGGTCTTGGTTTGGACTGACTCTTCCGTGTATTCTCTACAGTATGTGGGTGCAGGATCGGGTGTATGGTCTGCTACGCTTGTTGGTGAACAAACCTCAATAGCCTCACAAAATTCAGTGGCTTACGCTAACGGTGTTTCTTACTGGATGGGTAAGGACAAGTTCTACAAATACGATGGTCGGGTGCAAACACTGCGTTGTGACCTTAGAAAGTACATATTCACAGACTTCAACGACCTGCAGTACGTACAAGTGTTTGGTGGTAGTAACGAAGCATTCCACGAAGTATGGTGGTTCTATTGCTCTGGTTCTTCCTCCAGCGTAGACAGATACGTTATATACAACTACCGCGAAGACATTTGGTACTACGGAAATATGGCACGTACTGCGTGGTTGGACTCTGGACTTAGAAGTTTCCCCCTTGCTGCTACGTACAACTCTGTGCTTGTAGACCACGAGAACGGTATTGATGACAACGAAACAGGCACACCCGCTGCTATTTCTGCTTTTATAACCTCTGCACAATTTGATTTAGAGGATGGTCACCAATTTGCGCTTGTGTCTAGGATGATACCAGATGTGTCATTTGAAGGTTCTACAGGAGATTCGCCTACAATAAACATGACCTTGTTTCCTCTTAACTCGTCAGGCTCTGGCAGAAACACACCAGCTTCAGAGAGTGGCGTAAATGCAGGCACTGTTGTACGTACCGCCAGTTCGCCCGTGGATGTGTATACAGAACAGATACATACTAGGGTTAGAGGTAGGCAAATGTCTTTAAAAGTGGACTCTGGCACTACAGGAGTACAGTGGCAGCTAGGTTCACCTCGACTTGACATGCGTGCAGATGGGAGGCGTTAATGGCTAATAATGATTACAGCGTAGGGTTTGTAGCACCTGCGTTACCGTACCCACCCGAGGAATATTCTTCTTTTGAGTTTGAGCAGTTTAACAAGGTCTTACGACTGTATTTTACGCAACTTGACAACACATTACGAGATAGGTCGTTAGCAAACCAGTCTGAAGCTATAGGGTGGTTCACGAGCTAATGGCAAACACATACGTAAATGCAAAAGTAGACCTTACTTCTACCAGTGTCACAACGCTTTATACGTGTGCTGCCGCTACGACTGCGATCATAAAATCTATTCTTGTGTCTGAAGACAGTGGCAACGCTGATACTATAACGGTTACTGTCACAAACGGATCGTCTGTATTTAGCCTGTTCCACGTCAAAGCTGTAGGGGCCAGTGGGACTGTAGAACTCTTGACTGCTCCGTTGGTTGTCGAGGCTACAGAAATTGTAAAGGTAACAGCCGCTACTGCTAACAGGTTACACGTAGTAGCAAGCATACTGGAGGTAACGTAGTGGAGAACGTAGTAGACAGTAAACAAGAACCGCTTTCTGCCCCTGCAATACTTAACTATGGCTGCGGGACAGTTAGATTTAAAAGGTGTAACTAAAGAAGCTGCTCTGTTGGGGTTGGCACACGAAGTTGCTATGCCTGACGTTGACCAAGTACAGGTCGGCAATACTGTATTTATTGGGCATAGAGGTAAAGGCAAAGCAAAAAACAAAATGGTAGGGCGTGCGTTTAACGTAGATACGGCTCGCAACTTTGTAAGTAATTATACCAAGTACCTCTCAGTGTTGCAGAAAAAGGGAATTACGCATTACTCTATTGACTTTGACGGGGAAGACCTTGTGCCTGTTGCTAAAGCAGTGGGTAAACGCCTGCCAGAGCTAGGTATGAGTGGCTCAATGGCTAAGTTTAAAGACGACACAGGGTACAGAGTGTATTTCTTACTGCAACCTAAAACCGAAAAGGCGGCTGCATAAATGGCTTTTGCTGTTAGAATAATTAATAAAGTTGTCGATGTTGGCGTAGACCTTATTACAGGTACGGTAGACATTATTGCTGATATTGTTGATTTTGCAGTAGACGAAATTATTCAACCTGTTGTTAACGGTATTGGAGATGTCATTGAGTACGCAATGGACAATCCTATTGAAGCTATTGCTAAAATTGGGCTGACTATTGCTTCAGGGGGCGCGTATGCGTGGGCTATCCCATTAGTAGACGGTGCCGCTACCCTTGCTAAAGGCGGTAATATTGGAGACGCCATAAAAGCCTCTGCTATCTCTTATGTAGGAGGTAAAGTAGGTGGCACAGTTAGTAAATTTGTTGACCCTGCGTTAGCTAGTGCAGGATACGGCTCTACAGTTTCTGCTGCAATATCTGGAGGTACTAAATCTGCTGCTACTGCGTTAGTGTACGGACAAGACCCACTCAAAGCCTTTGCTACAGGAGGTATAAATGCAGGGGTCGGAGCGTTACTTGGAGATATAGATACTAAACTAACAAACGCGGTAGAAGGTCAACTTGACGAGTTTGGTAAACCTATAGTTGCTGGTTGGGAAAACCTACAAGATGGCGTTAAGGACAGTATAACTGCATCATTAGCCGCTGAACTAGACGGCGGTAGTATTTCTGCAAACACTTTAGGTAATATTGTAACTAAATACACTGGCGTCGCAGATACTATGAACACGTTTTTAACCGACAATACAGGGTTAAGCGCGGGACAGGCTGCTTTGATGACGAGTGCCCTTACTAATGCGGCAACAACAGCGTTAGCAGGTAATCCAGAAATGTCGGGCGAAGCCTTCTTTGCTCAAATAAATCAATACGGTATGGAGCAGCTAAAAGAACTAGCTGATAAACCAGTTGATAAGACTATAGATAAGATTACAGGCGCGTACGGCAAGACAGAAGTAGCAGCGACGGCTCTTAACAACGCGATGACAAAAACAGCAGAAGCTGCTTCAGGGTTTAACGGGTTGCGAGAAGAGTTAAACGGTAGGGTACAAGAACAAGAACGGCTTCGCGGTGAGTACAATACAGCACTAGATGCCTATAATGCTAATCCATCACAAGAAACTGCAGATACTGCTAACATAGCCTCTGCTGCTTTCAACAACTACGCCACTGCTTTAGATGCAGACTACACCAACACATACAAACCTCAGATGGACGCTTATATGGCGACTTATGATGAGTTTAATCCTCAGATAGCAGGGCTACAAGATGCTTATGACGCTGAGAACCAATACTTAATGTCTGATATAGACAATCTTGGCGACGAACTAAAACCTATATTTTCTGGGGTAAACAAGATCGCAGCTACCACCCTGCGTCCCGGAATTAATGAAGATGTATACCGCGAACTTAATGGTTTAGAAGCAGGAGACGACGTATACGAACACTACCTAAGTAACGTGGGTACAGCACGAGTATTTGATGTTGAACAACTAAATAGACAAGCCGAAGAAGCAGGTGAAAATCTGTATGGAGAGGGATATACCGTAGGCTATGATGAGTATGGTAAGGTTGTGTATTCCTTAGATACTCCTGACGGCAAGAAAAAAGTAGACCCATACCTTGAAGGTGCTGGAGGAGGTAGAGGTGGTGACCCTCGTGACTTTAACGACGGCGTTTGGACTATGGAGCAGTATCGCAAAGACGTAGCTGACCCTGTAGAACTTGGTGGTCGCCTAACGTACGACATGGCTGTTATTGCGGGTAACGCTGATAGGCAAGGTCAACTAATAAGTCTTGATGATTTTCACAAACTAAAAGACGCTGGGTACAATATATCACCACACAAATCCGTTTTTGGGACTGTAGATGGCACTGTATCTTACAATGAACTAAAAGAAAATTCTACTCTTGCGTCTGATCGAAAACTTATTGATTTAGCAGCTAATACAGAACCCACTCCTGTTGTGTATCCTTGGCAACGAGGCAAACGTGATCCTGAAACTGGTTATCTGTTAAGCGGTAAAATTACTAAAGCAGACCAAAACGTATTGCAGACACATTTTGGGTATTCAGATGCAGAGATGGAACAGTATTACCCTGTGGGAAGCAGGTTTAACGATGCACCTACACAAGATTTAATAGACGCATTTGACAATGCGGGATATGAACCTGAAGACTATCAATTACGTCAAGATTTAGAAGCTGCGTTTTTTGCAGTAGACAAAATTTATGGAGACACTGAAAACACAGAAGGTGGCTTAACAGTACCAAAGGAAAAATTGTATCAAAACCTTGCTGGAGTTTCCCTGCAAGGTGTGGGCGAGTGGGCAACATCAATAGGAGAATTAAGTAGGTTTCTTTCGTTTACAGACACTGAAATAAACGATTGGACAGATGTTAGCCGACAAACAATGATGCCCGGAATGTTAGGTAGCACCTCAGTAGCACTAGCGGCTACAAAAATTATGGGAGATTGGCTTCAGGAACTTGGAGAAGGAATATTAACTGAAGATTACAAAAAGGGCGCAGCCGAATTTGGACAGATTTTTTCAAAAAATTGGGCGGACGAAGACAAGACTGCATGGGAAGCATTTAGTGACACATTTAAAGCGGCTCCCGGTTATTTTGGTATGGAGCTATTAGTAAAAGAAGGTGCAGGAGAGATACCTAATACCGCCATTGGTGGTACTGTTGGGAAAACAGTTTATTCAGCAGCGGCATATGGAGGTAAAAAATTCTCTGCTTGGGCCGCGACTAAAGTAGGAGTTGCAACGGACGCACTACTTAATACTGCTGAAGCTGCAGGAGGAACTTATGCAGGTGTATATGAAGATGCTTATCTTACTTATGTAGACGCCAATGTAGATATGTATCTGGCGCAAGGAGAGCCTGAAGGTAAAGCCAAAGTTATGGCAGAAAAGGGCGCTCACGAATATGCTGATCAACTAGCAAGAGAGTCAGGCATGATTGCCGCCCTGACATCAGTATTACTTGCGCCGTTAGGTACTGCAGCCACCAAATCTATTCTAGGTGATTTCTTAGGCGATGCAGCTTCCCCTTCTGCAATAAATAAAATTATAAAAGAAGGTCCGGGTGTTTTTGTAAAAGAAACTGTTTCAGAAATGGGTGAAGAGGGTATTACCGCTGCTTATTCTAGCAGTCAACTTGGAAAACTTGATGGAAGGGATGTTTATAAAGACGCTTGGTTATCTGCGCTTGTTGGCGGAACCAGTGCTGGAGGTCCAACATCTTTTTCCATAGTACATAATGGAGTGAGTCGTGTATTTAAATCTACTGGAGATCAACAAACAGACATAGCTATAATAAGCAATCCTGAGTTTTTAGAATTTATGACTACAGGTGCAAATTATGATGATGCTGGAAATCTTAAACCTGAAATTGTAAACACTTTAGAAACTAAACTAAACGAGTTTGATGTTGATACAACTAACAAAGATACGGTTGTTAGTATTGGCAACACTCTGTCTAATAACGAGTTTACTACCAAGGAAGAAGTTAAAAAATTTGTAGCCCTTACTAACCCCACGTTTGAGTTTACCGACGAGATAGCTGCGGGTGCGTACGAAGAGTTAGTAGGTAAGAAAGACGATACTCAACTAGAATCGTTGGTAGAGCAGTATATAGACCCTTTCTTTAC